CCGAAAATTGCAGTTAGTTTACTGTTTTCAACTTTTTTTAACATAAACCTAAAAGCGTTAGTAGCTGCTTGACCGAATTGAATAATAGCATGATCAAGAGCATCCGACCATGAAGCTGAAATAACTACAGGAGTTATAATCTGGTTAGGTGCTCCAAGCATATTAGAGGTTGTTAGAGAAGACCAAGTTGTTGTTTCTGGAGTTAACTCATCAAGTCTCCCTAAGTATAAGTTCGAGGATGTTGCAAAAAAAGCACATTTCTGACCGTTAAGAACTGCTCCATTTAAAGGAGCATTTACTGGATTTGCTATTGCATCAACATCTGTTGTAGCAAGAAGAGTTCCTGAGATAGCAGGAAGAATACTAGTTTTATGTAACCACTGAGAATCGGTATAACCAAAAGCTTTACCTAGAGTAACACCAGTAGCTGCTGTTGCAGTTGTAATTGAAGCTCCTCCTTGAGTCAAGGAAAGTTCAAAATCATTTATTGTTAAGTTACGGACAAAATAAGTGGTATTTAAAGAAAAGGCAGCAGGGAGCGATCCTGCTAAAAATTGAACAGGTTCATTCTCAGTTAATCCATGCCCTACTATCTGAATCTTGCCCGGAGTTCCTATTGTAATATTTGCTGTTTGTGTTGAATAAGCGGGAGCTACTGAAGTGTCTCTTATAAAATATTGAGGATTAGCTGCAGTTCCGATGTGAGTATATAATCTATTTGCAGAAACATCAATTATTGCTCCGAATGTATCAATTTCTTGATTGACAGGTTGAAGAACGACCGAAGTAGGACCTGCTGCCGCAGCAATAGAAGCACCGTTAAATGTGGCAGACAATTCAAAATCATTTAATCCTGCGTTACGAACAAAATACTTAGTGTTCACAGCAAAAGTCGAAGCCGTCCAAGCCGAACCAACCTGAGAGGTAAAATAAACTTGATCATTATTATTAAATCCATGACCCACAAAATTAAACTTTACAGGAGTTCCTAAAGTGATTGTCATTGATCTAGAATTTAAACTTGGAAGTCTACCTAATTGATAAATAGCTTTTTGATCATTACCTGTTGCAAATGAGATTGTAGGAGGAGATACTTGAGAAAAATCAGCTTTAGCTATATTGTTAGCTAATAAAACTCCAGATCCTCCTAATAATACAGTACCTGTTGCTATTATATATATTTTCCAACCAGTTGTTCCAGAATCAACAGCTTTTATTGATCTAACTGTATGTACAATAGCTGGAGATGATGGAACTGCTATATTAATACGACCTACATATGTATGAACTCCTGTAGTTTGATTTATCTCATAAAGTAGTACAGGCAACACCCCTGATGCAATAGTTCCGATTAAAAACACTCTACCATTATCAGATGCGAACATTGTGGTTATTGGAGCAATTCCCGAATCTGTGAATACATCAAGGAATCTAGTAGGTGAAGGTCCAAGTACAGGTTTGGAATCTATAGTTCTTTGAGAGACTCTTCCTGCTAAAGTAGTTCGAGTTTGATCGTAAGATGTACCTACGCTCGCTAAAAGATTTGCATCTAGTAATTTCATCTATTTTCTCCTATACTAAACTTCTTGTAATGTTCGTTACTATGTAAGAATTTCCTGCTAATGTATAAGATATAGTTTTTCTAGCAATTGTACCGGGGTGCACTATTGCACTACTATATTCTATCACAGTTATTCTTTCATTTCTAGTTCCAGCATCAACATAGGTATATTGTTCTACTCTATCTTCGGCTGCTAAAATTTGTTTGAATATGTTATTTACAAAAACGTAACTAGTTCCGGTTAAAGTTCCATCATCAGTTCCTGTAATTATATTACCAACAGCTCCACTACTCTTGCAAGATTTGGATTCAAATTGAGCAGTGATTGGGTTAAACAAAATTCCCATTATAATCTCTCTACTGATAAAATATTACAATCTACATCATAAACCATTACTAAACTAACCAGCAATTGTCTATTTTCTCCTAGCTTCTGTACAAAATGTAAAAAGCCTGTATTAACATCAACAGCTAAATCTGTAGCTCCTATTAAATTATTAGTAACTACAAGAGTATCGCTATTTATATTTGTTATAAATTTATTCGTAGCATCAAGTGCCGTTTTAGTATTCTGAGCTACGATAGTTGGACTACAACCACTTGGAATTGCTACCATTATTCCTGTCTTTCCTACTATTAAAGGGTCTACTCCAGTGCCGTTTACATTATACCAAACGTAATATTGATTAGCATTTAATGCAGAATTTATATAGAAATATTTATTATTTAGAGTAACAGGATCAGTACCGGAAGTATTTTTAATATACAGACTAGTATTGAAATCATAAGAATCTGGTTTAACTCCTGCAGAAATACTTGAAATTATTATATAATACATAGAATATATCGAAATAAACTGACCGTCCATATTTAAAGCTAAAGACGTTTTATTAGCTATAGTTTCGTGATCGTTTGTTCCAAATAAATTAACTTCAATACTTCTATATGTGTCGGGCACATTAGGTTCTGTATTTGTAAAATCTACGTTATACCAAACCTTTACTGCTCCTCCATTATCATGTATTACAAAAGCTTTACCAGCTAAAGAAGAAGGGGTTCTGTTTATAAAACTTATAGTTGTTTTGTGTGCAGATCCTAATTTATCTCCTCTAGTTATTATTTTAGTTTCTTGATATGCTCCATTAGAATAATAATCTGCTCTACCTACTTCACCTTCGCCATTACCAGAAGTTATATATTCTAATTCAACTTTACCAAATCTAACAGGTACTAGACTATTTACAGCAATTACATCTAATGCTTTGTGTTCTTCATTATGTGCAGAAGTTATTGCATTTGTGTAATCTAAACTTGTAGGCACATGGTTTTTTTGCATTATACACTCGTAGTTATAGCTCTAAATTTTATTACTCCAGAAACAAACCCTGAGTAATTTGCACTAGTATATCTTAATTGTCCAGTATTTGTAATAGAAAAAATAACACTAGAGTTATCCCCTTCTGAGTTTATCGACATAAACCAATCAGATCCTTTTTGAATTGCATCTAATTGAAATTTTTCATAAAGACTAGTTGTAGCATCTATATAAACTGTAGCTATTGCACTAAATCCTCTAACTACACCATTAGAAAAAGAAAACCCCGTAACGTCAGCTTCTACAATTTGATTATTTGCTATATTAAATCCAGTCTCCTTTATGTCTCCATCAGATCCTTGCAAATTAGTTATATCTTGAATTAAATCAAAATTATTAGTAAATGGATTGAATACAAACATTGTAGACATATTATGACCTCACAACGCCAATTAATCTATTTGAACCATCATAAGAGAAAGTAAGAGTTGCTACTGTTACTGTAGCTAATTTGTATACAACTGTAGATATTAAAGTTGTAGCTCCTACATATGTTACCACAACTTCGTCATGTGCAACAGCTACCATACTAGCACCAGATTTAGCACTAAATGACGATAAGGTTGAATTACCTGTAGTCTGTAAAGCTGAAGTTGCAGCTCCGGTCGGTAGTGGTAAAGACGAAGCAGATATTGGAATAGTTTGATCGTTAGCAACAACAACTCTTTGAGTCTGTGCGTCTGTTGCTCCAGCATTGTAAGCTATCGGTAGAGTTGCTACATCTACATCTCCGATATTATTAGTACCAGCAGGGAGTGCTGTATCAATTGTGGTAGCAGTAATCATTGCTCCAGAAGGATCAACTTTTACATTAACATATCCTCCACCTCCACCAGTAGTTTCTCCTGTTATGACACTTCTTCCGAGTTCAGCAAACATATTGCTATTAATTGCTTGGCTTAAAGTGTATAAAGAAGACTTCGTTAGAGTTGTTTTAAAAATGGTTTGTAAGCGGAAATATGTTTGAGGAGATGTTCCATTTGTGTAAACTATACGAGCATATTTATATTCTACATTAAATATATATCCAACTCCAGTAGCTGCAGTGTAGGAAGTAGAATGAGAGTGATCCCAATTAACTCCATCAGTAGAAAATTCTACTTTAACCCCTCCAGTAGCGGAAGGCACATCTGATTTTACATTAACATTAATTGAAACATAACCTGTTACATTAAATGCCGCACCTGTAAAAACACCGTTAGCTAGTAAAGGTGTTGTCGAGGAATTAGTGAGATCTTCTACTCCAGATACTTGTGTGGAGCTTATTGTTCCTGATATAGGAAGTGGAGATTGATCAGAAGCTATTACAACAGAAAGAGAATCATTACTTACTTTTTGTCCTAGTGTAGCAGGTAATTTTCCATCAATATTAGAAAGACTAGTGTTTCCTGTTGTTTGTAAAGCTGAAGTGGATGCTCCAGTTGGAAGAGATACTGTACCTGAAACATTATTAATATTCCAAGTTCCAGATTGAGATGCTGGAATTGCTGATTGATCAGAGGCTATTACTACTGGAGATGATCCAGTCATTGCGGCTTGACCTAAACTTGGTATTTTTGTATTTATGGAAGATAATGTATTTTCTGTAGCGAAGTCTACTGAATTTAAAGTATTTACTTCGGTATTTATTGAAGAGAGAGTAGCCTCTGTAGCGAAATCTTTTGTCTCTAAAGATTCTACTGCTGTTTTTACTGAGTCAAGAGTTAATTCCGTAGCTGCACCTGTAGGAAGCGGTAAACTGGACGCTGAAACAGGCTGAGTTACTCCAGAATTATCCACTAGTAATCTTGTGGAAGATACTGTTAAATTTGCTGGTACTTTTGTATTTAATGCTAATAGAGTGGTTTCTGTAGCTGCACCTAAAGGAAGAGGTAAGCTTGAAGCAGAAACAGGCTGAGTTACTGCTGATCCATCTACAAGTAGTCCGTTTACACTTGTAGTTAACTTTCCATCAATACTTGACAAACTAGCGTTTCCTGTTGTTTGTAAAGCAGAAGTGGCAGCACCTGTAGGTAATGCACTAGATAGAACATCAATTTGAAGCTCCCCATTTGCATCAGTTTTAAGTGCCCTATTAGTTGTTCCATCGTTTCCAAAAACAGCAACTGAGTCATTTGCTTCACTTAATTCAACAGTTAAAGCTACTCCCGATTTTACGTTAACATCTAACGCATTACTAGTGGAACTGATTACATTTCCAGAACCATCAACAAGTTGACTTTTTTGATTGCCATTTGTTTGATTAGCACTAGTAGCAGCTCCCGTTGGTAATGGTAGAGATAAAGCTGAAACAGGAATAGGATTTCCTACATCATTATTAACTTCTACTTCATTCTGAACTGTAATAGTTCCAGAAGTTACAGTGATAGAACCATTACCTCCGATATCTACAGGAAGTCTTCCTCCTAAAGTTAATGAAGGAATCTTACTATCAATTGAAGATAGGCTAGTATTCCCTACATCTTGTTTTGCTTCTGTAGAAACTCCTGTAATTGATGCGGTGATTGTACCGCTTATCGGTATTGCAGATTGATCGGATGCAATTATAACTCTTTGAGTTTGTGCGTCTGTTGCTCCAGCATTGTATGATATAGGAAGAGATGCTACATCGACATCTCCAATGTTATTCGTACCAGCAGGAATAGAGGCTACGATTTCTACATCTTGTGTTGCAGGTAAATTTGAAACTGAAACAGATCCAGAAACAGGTTGAGTTACTCCAGAGTTATCAACTAATAATCTAGTGGAGCTTACTGTGAGATTAGCAGGAACTTTAGTGTTTAAAATTGATAAAGTAGATTCTGTTGCTGCTCCTGTTGGGAGAGGTAATGCTGCTGCAGAAACTGGAATAGCTGTCTGATCTGAAGCTATTGCTACAGAAGCAGAGTTAGCCATACTATTTTGACCTAATGCTCCGAGCTTAGAATCAATACTAGATAAACTAGCGTTTGCTGTAACTTGATCTGCAGAAGTAGCAGCACCTGTTGGAAGAGGTAAACTAGCTGCTGAAATAGGTATAGCATTTCCTACGTCGTTTGTAATTTCAACTGTTCCGCTAATGCTACTGACATCTACAGGAACTTTTCCTCCAACAAGAGCAGGAGTTTTAGAATCAATAGATGCTAAGCTAGCATTTCCTACATCTTGTTTTACTGCAGTGGCTGCTCCTACTGGTATGCCAGTAGAAGATACATCCTGATCAAAAGATGTTGCTATTACTTTTACAGAAGAACTGAGAGAATCATAAACAGTACAGTCTATTTCAATCTCATCGTAAGTTGCTACAGTAACAGTTGTGCTAATTGAACCTGCAATGTTTTGCAATGTGGTAAAAGCCGCTTGTCCTTTAATTCTTCCACGAATTACTATGTTGTTAGTAGCTCCAGCGTTTTCTACTACTACACGAACAACTAAATCGTCTGTAATATCGAATATTCCTAAAGAACCAGAAGATAAAATCTGTTTATTTAGCCCCATTTTTATATTCACATCTACTCCTTACCACTCATTTTTTTAGATATTGATCTTCCAAAATATAAAGAAGCAGTTACTATAAGTAATTCTAAAGTATTATCTACATCAACTCCATCTACTATTTTAGCAAACTTATTGATTAGAGAGAATATACTTAAAGCAAAAGCTATTAATAACAATGTAAGTGATACACTTGGTAATTTAGTTAAAGGATCACGAAGAAATACAATTGGTAATCCTTTTTCTTGTAATTCTTGTAATTTCTGTTTTATTTTATCTAACATTATTTTTCGCCTATCTTTTTAGATTTTCCCCAAAGATCTCTACAAGCCCAAAATTGAGCACTTAATTTACTTTTCTTTTTATCGCAAGAATGTCTTGCTCTAAAAGATTTTTTAGCTTCTTTAGAATAGTTATGTTTATAACCTTCAGCTCCATAATGTACAATTTTTTCTTGTCCATTTTCACAAGCTTTTACCATTTTCTTTTTTCCCGGTCTAGTAGAAGACCTAGGAGTATTACATTTTAAAGTATCTCGAAGTTTCTTAAATTTCATTCTATTCCTCGGAACACTCTTTACAACCAAGTTTTTTACGTAGTTTTTTAAACTTACTTTTCGGAGTAGACTTGATAAACTCTTTCGCAACCTTTTGAGATACTCCAGTTTTCTTAGCTACCTCTGGATCGTTAGCTACTGCATACATCAGTTTTTGTTGCTGGCGGGACTTGATTGGCATACTATTTTCCTTACTTTACAATTCTTTGCCTAGCTTCTTGTCTAGCTATTTTTACTTCAACCGGACAAGCAATTCCAGCATCTAATTCTCTGATGATTAGCCAATCAGTTGAGGCAAGATAAGCTAAGGCTTCAGCATTAATCCTCTCCTGCTCAACTTGTGCAGTTATATCCTCAATCTCAATTGTAAATTCGGCAGGAAGGATAACTCCAGTAGCTTCCATCTCGCCTGTTTCTTCGTTTAAGGCAAGTTCTGGACGCTCTGGTAGACCGAAAGTGTTTTTAGCTATGTGCTTAGCAAGCCAAGCATCTAATTCTTGCTGTGATTCAAATTGTCCACGGTGAGTCATTACTCCGTTTTTAAGTATTGTTGTTTGTTTCATTATGATACTCCATTTAGCTTAGTAATCTCTAAAGAATTACGTGAGGAATCAGTTGCTATTGCCCGCCCAGCACCATTAGACTGTATTGCAGAAATCCCTAAAGTTGTGCCTTTCTCTAAGAATACTACTTTATTTAAACAAGCAGACTCGATCACGCCTTCAATATCACGATAATCCCCTTGCACCGCAATCCCCGTACTAGGAACAGCAAACATACGAATAAGTCCAGTTCCGGCTGTTAAAGAGTTAAACTGAATATTAGCATTAACTAAATAGTAACCAGTTTGAGGGGCAGTAAAAATGCCAGTGCTAGTATTGTACGCTCCATGGGTATCGTAACTTACATCTTCAAAGAGAATAGCGGTGTTGACTCCAGTTGAAAAATTCTGACCACTATTACTTGTATATCTACAAGCAACAACCTCACTAGCCGCAATGGTTTGCGGAGATGAGCGTTTTGCTATTGATAGAAATGTTCTTTCAGCAGTAGAAATTACGTTATAAGATGTATCTGCTGTCGATTGAATTGTTACTGAAACAGTATAGCCTTTTAATAAATAGACTGTTTTTGAGCAATTAAAAATATGAGTAGTTCCAGAAGGGGTAGCTGTTAACGCTGTGCTGTTCTGTGTTCCTGAAATGTTTAAAACCGCAGTAAAAGCTTCAGTCGCCATCCCAGATAAATTAAGAGCTAAAGAAACATCGTAATATCCAGTTTCCGGTGCTGTAAAAGTATTAGTTGATGTGTTAAAACTACTAGTAGTGTCAACACTAATAGTATCAAAGGCTACTATTGTCTGAGCAGTGGAAGATATAGTCTGTGTTCCAGATAGTCTAACTCTAGTAACAATCTCCCTATTTCCTGCGTCCTCGGATAGAACAACATTGGAAGACCAGCCTTGGATTGGTATTAGTAGATCAACGGTAATTACATCGCCAGAAGCCATGACAGCAGGTGTTGATGTTGTTGAAGTCCATGCCCCAGTATTAGGTCCATAAAATTGTAGTATTTGAGAATTTAATGCGGTTTGATACGCTCTACCCAAATAACCTACGTTAGCACTAAAATCACTAAATACAGCCTCACCTATCCATGTATTCGCTCCCGTTATCTTGGATTCGTCGATAGGCAATGTGCTTGGGATATTTACCCTTAATGCCCCTGTTAATACTGAACTTGAAGTAATACTAATCGAAACCCTAGCTGAGTCACCTTCTCTTCTAAATTTTGCAATGATTGATGATGCTGTAAAGTTTGTTACTGTAACTCCAGATAAATCTTCCCAATCAGTAACAATCGCACCCTTAACAATAGTTTGAGGTCCTACAATTACGTTATCAAGCTCTACTGTGTAAGCTAAATTTAAGTTATCGGCAATATGAAATATTAATCTATAACTTAAACTGTCTGGAGATGTTTGGAATGTTCCAACAAATTTACCTTGAGCAGATGCTAGTAAGTCTCTATCAATTACTTCAATTAATCTTGAGTTAAAAACATCGTAAACATAAACTCTAATATTTCCATCAGCGTAGTCAACTGACGTACTATAATCAAACGAAATGCGTAGTATTTGTGCTTGATCTGCAGCATCAATAGTAAAGTCATAGCTCACACCTTGACCTTGAGCATTATTAGCGGTTTTACTAATTAGTCCAGATTTAGTTCCACGAAGAGGAGATACAGAATCTGTACCGATAGATACAAATGTTGCAGTTCCTCCAGTACCATCAACTGGAGCTTCTCCAGCAGCGTCTGCGTATGTAGCATACCCTACTGTACCGCCTTCAAAATCAGAATTGGACGAAATGTAATTTATCCCACCTACACCAGATCCTACATCCTTCCATGAGGCAGTTACATCGTCGTAACGCTTAAGCTTGTTGTTATCAGAAGAGTCAACAATTATGTCCCCTACTTCTGGAGATGCTATGCTTGCTGAGCTAGTGGGATCAAGGTTTAGTCCCTTTTTTACTTTAAAAAAATCTTTACTCATTTATCGCTCCTTCATTTTCCAGTGCGTATATTATTAGTTGTTATTCTTGTGGCTCTTGTTGAGCTGCTAATTTAGCTTCATAAAAAGCTATTATTTCTTGTTCCTTACTAATTAACTCTTGTAATGGATTGTGATTAATACCTCCCATAGCTTTGTTAATAGTGGCATAAACTATGCCGTCAGTTCCAACAAGTATTTCAGTGCAACCTTGGGGAAGAGATATTTGTGAGAATTGAAGTATTTCACTCTCTTCTAAAATAGCAATTAGTTTATTATCTTGTCTTATAATGAATTGTTTATCTGGGTGTAAATGATATTCTTTCATGTTATACCTTTATAATTTTATTTGCTATAATTGAAGGTTGTGTATTTTGGTGAGCTGAACCAGAACCGTTGTTATTAATGGTGTGGGTATGTGTATCACTAGCTATATAGCTTACATCAAAACTAGAACTAACATCAGAAACATTATTTGCTGTAATATAATTAGCAGGAGCGTTTGATGCATCTTGAGTTGAAACTAATCCTGAAAATGTATGAGTATGAGTGTCTGTATTTGCTGTGTGATTGTGAGAAGCTAATTGAGCAGTTGTTAGTGTATGAGTTTGTGCTCCACCAGCCGCCCCTAAAGTTAAACCGTTAACTCCAGATCCTGCAGTTGTCATACGAGAGGCAGCACTCCCGCCCATATCATCTTTACCAACTAATACTCTACCTCTATAATCTGGTAAATTAAATGTTGTACTACCATCACCAACTCCGTAAGTAGTTCCTAATGCAGCAAATAAACTAGCATAATCAGTTCTACTTACAGCTTGACCAAAACATAACAGCCATCCATCAGGTGCTGTTGAACCAGCAAAGTCTAATACGCTTCCTGTAGGAAAATTTACAGGAGCTGCTAATACTCCAGTTGACGTTAATCTACCTTTACGTATGCTCATATTATATTACCTCGAATAAGTCTGTTACTTTATAATCGAAAACACCTAAGTAGTTTGTTCCACTTATATCCGTGGAAGTATATTGTAATTGACCAGAGGATGTAATACTAAACGTAACTCCAGCATTTTCTCCAGAATAATCATCACTCATCAACCAAGTATTTGCTACAGTTTTATAAACACCTCTAAGTCTACCAACTTGAGCTGTCTCATTAGTATCTGTTTTTCGATATAAAGTATATTCAATAATGAATCCTCTATAAGAAGCTCCATCAATTATCAGACTTGTTATATTTGCAACAGAAGATTGATTGTTTGCAATTGAAAAATTAGAAACTATTTCAGGATTAAAATAAGCTGAAGAAGCTAAATCTGGATTAATTAATACTTGAGTAGAGCTTATTGCTGTACCTAATTTAATAACCCATCTAGCATTATAAGATGAATCAGAAGGATCAGTTTGAGTATAAACTCCCGGTGTATTTGGATTTAGATATACAGGTTGTCCTACAGATAATCCAGTAAATCCTTTAAGAATACCGCTTGTAACTATTTTAGCAGTTGCTCCAGATAATACCGTTTCTTTAACAAATCCCACAAATTCTATTCTGTTATCATTTGAAGCGTCTAACTTATAAGCACTACCAGAAGTTCTTCCACTATCAGAAGCACCTATTGAAAGATATACAGTTTCTTTAGCGTTTAAATTCTCACCAGCTAATGCTTTAATTACAACACTTCCACTACCTGTTCCACCAATTACACGCCATTTATCACTTACAGTGTCATATTTTAATAGTAAGCACCCATTAGGAGCTAAGTCTATATCATCATCTGTTCCTGTAAGTATTGCTTCAGAAGCAGTTCCTGCGTTATTTAATACAGTAATTTCATTTGCAGTTGTATTAATTAAAGTAACAACTCCACCATGACCTGTAATTTCGGAAGCTGTGATTCCTGTAACAGAAACTAGTGAAGCGTTCGTGAGTCTAACAATAGGTTTTGTAATACTTGTTAAAGTTACTAATGAACCAGATTGTGAATTATCTTCACTCTCTTCTAACAAGAAAGCTGATATTTTAGTTGAGCCGTTTATAACAGCTCCAGTTAATGTTTTATTTGTGAGAGCTTGAGAATCAGTTGTACCAACTACGGATGATCCTACGCCCAAACCATGAACATTGGTTGATGCTCCAGTGTGTGTTTCATGAGATGACTCTAAAGATTGTAATGCTTGCTTTACGGTTTGATTGTCTGGAATTGTAGTTCCAGTAAATGTTCCTAAAGTTGTCGAATCTAACGCAACACCAGAAAGTGATACAAGATTATCAACATTTCCATCAACTTCATCTACTGCCGTTTGTAAATTTAGTGCAGCTAAACCTGAAGTTGTATTGTCATAAGATATCTCAGAAGCTTGATCTTTGCTTGCTACAGAATTATCAACGTAAGTTTTAACAGCAAGAGCTGAGGGGAGTTGTGTGTCAGAAGCACTTGCTAAAGTTGTGCTAGTGTTAAGCACACCAGCTTTTAGATTACTAGTTTGAATATTAGATACAGTATTATTATCGAGATCGATAGTTTTATTAGTTAAAACTTGAGATTGCGAGTTAGTTACGATTTGCCTAACAGAACCCTCTATATATGCTTTTAAACGAAGATCTGAACTATTTTGAAATATAGCTCCTTCTCCATCTAGTGAAGCTATCGTAGTTTCATCAGTTATGCCTTTTAAAACTACACCTTTTGTAAATCTTTTCATTACCAAAGACATTTAAACCACCTAATTATGTTTGTAAAATTCCAATTCCTCTAAATTTCATTATACCAGAAACGAAATTACTTGAAGTATATAAAACTTGTCCACCGCTAGTTATACTAAAGTTAACTCCAGAATCACCAAATCCATCTTGTTGTATCAAAAATAAAGAACCAGTATTCAATCCTGTTAAAGTAAATTCTTCGTATTTACTTGTAACTCCATCAGTCCTATACACATTCCCTTTTACAGAAAAGGAACGAACCGTTAATGGATCAAAAAATAAGCTCGGTACTGGTTGAGCGATAGATTGATTATTTTGTATTGTAGCAGAAGTTTCTAGAATATCAGAAGGACCATTTAAAGAGGATAAAACTGTAGTAACTTCTTGTGCCCAACCAGAGGCAGCTTCTCCCCATGGAGCTTGCTCACCTTGCGTTGGGTATTCAAAAGGGACGTTATTTACTATTAATGTAACTGCCATGTTAATACCTCTTAGTACATTTGTTATTTGAATCCACAAAAACAAAAGGGAAGCCGAAGCTTCCCCTGTGTTTCTTACATTGCGTAAGTTGTTGAATTAAGCAACAGTGATTCCTGTGAATACAAGCTGATGACCAATCTTTGTACAGAATAAAGCTTGGTTTGTATAACAACGGATACCAACTCCAGCATTGTTCTCAAGCAAGTGGAAGAAATCTTCATTGCTTAGAGGATTTTTGAAAGTAAGGTCAGTTGATCCAACTCTTAAGAATTGATCATGGTTAATGGCATAAGCGAAACCTTCTTTTACGAAAATAGAAGCTACGATTGTCATTTTACCATTTTGAGAGAAGAACTCAAGAGCTTCAGAACCGTTTTGAGCAGAAGATGATTTATAAGAAACGTCAAAACGTCTAGAACCAGCTTGTTCAGTCATTAGATCAGCCCAAGAAGCTGGGTTAACATAAACAGTTACATCAGATTGTAAACCTTTAGCAACTGGCTTAGCTAAACCTTTAGCGAGTTTATTGAAAGACATAGCTCCACCAACAGCGTGAGAGTTACCTTTCCAAAGAGAGTATTGAGAAGCAGAAATACCAAATAAAGATCCAGTATTTGTGATGATCTTGTGAAGACCTGCCATCTCCTTACCTTTAGAGCCGTATTCAAAAATCAAGTCTGTAGAAACAACACCAGCAGGTAAAGCATCAACAGTTATTGTTTTGTTATCGAAATCTACAGCAGTAATTTTAGCATCACCTCTTAAAGCACCCGGCTCACCAGATACGTTTTCATAGATTTCAATTCTCATATTTTCTGCACCGCCCCAAATTCCCGGTGCCCATTGACCAGCAGAAATTGGAAGTACGTTACCAACTGGAGCACCAATTGTAGCAAGACCAGATTGACCGTAGAAAAGTCTTACTTCAAGCTTTTTAGAAATAGAATCCATCATAGCTTGAAAAATATACTTTGTAGCTTCTTCAAAAGCTCTTTCTCCAGCAGAATCTGCTGCGAACATAGTATCAAAAGCCATAGCTGATCTAAGAACCATTTGGTATCCTTTGATCGAAGCTTGCTTAATTACACCAGAGATAGGTGGGTTAAGAGCAAAAGCTCCTTCATCTGGCTCAGCAAAGCTTACGCCATGCTCCATACCAAGAATTACTGATTGGTTATAATCAGCACCCGGACGCTTTTCTTTTCTTACGAATTTAATTGCGTTAAGAAGTTTAGTTCCATCTGGGATAAGATTTTCTAGTTTACCATCATAAACTTTTTTGTACAAACCATTTAGGTTGTCAAGTGTGTTAGCTGTTCCGCTCATAAAATTTTCCTTTTATATTTAATTAATTCCTAAAATGAACTGAAATACAAACATCAGATAACGCTGTAGCATCTAATGTTACTGAAATTACAGAATTTAATACAGAAGGAGCTGCATCTAAACTAACAGCTTGTCCTGTACTTCTGTCAATAACTTCTAATTTTTCACAAGATGACACATCTTCTTTAACATCAATTTCAATTACTGTAGCACCGATTGTAGAATTGTCGATTGATACTAAAGAAACAGCTTCTGAAGAACCTGCAACTAAATCTGCTTTAATATGCAAGCTTTTTTGCTCAAGAATAAGATCTTGAACTTTTGGGTCTTTTGAGTAAGACATAAGTTTTTCCTTTTTATAAACTTTGTTTTGTTAATTTATTTGATTAATCCGAATCGTAGTTTCGATATCTTGAGGGCTTAGGCTTGCTCAAAAGTCTATCTACACGCAATTACTCAACTATATTTGTTAACCACCTAAAGAACCGAAGAAATCTTTAGCTCTAAGTTTCTTTGGTTCCTCTTCTTTTTTACTAGATTTTCCTGTATCAGAAGTTTTAAGAGGTGACTTTGGAGCACCATCTTTAGGCTTAACTGCTTGAATTTGTTTGTTTCTTATAGTTCTAATTCTATCTTTAGATACTAACATTTCGACTTCATCATCAGAAAGAATACCTAACATTTCAGCAATATCTTTTTTATATTGTTGTTTAACAAAAGGTATAAGATCTTCAATAGATAAATCAATTCCATTAGAATAAGCAATATAAGCTAAATCTGCTAGTTTTTTACTTATGTAAGTAGATCTTGGTAATTGTCCAACTTCGATTGCTTGTACTATTTCATTTTCTAATTCAACAGCAGCTTCTTGTTCAAGTCTAGCTTGTTCTTCAGATCTACGTTGTTCTTCCAAGGCTTCTTTTTCAGCAAGAAGTTCTTGATATCTACGTTTAGTTTCTTCCATTTCTAGTTGTTCTGGAGTTTTTTGACTATTCTCTAAATCTTCTTTTAGAATAGCTTCAGCTAAAGCTCTTTTTTGTTCTTTAGATAGATTAAACTCAGGATTCATAATTACAGAAACAGGATTATTAGTGAACTGTTCTAAAAATTCACTAACATCTTGTTGAATTTCTTGTAATTGTTTTGCGGTGATAGATCTTTCTTGGAAAGCTTGTTGTGCGGCTTTTTCCATCTGCAAAGCTCTAGTGATCCTATCTTTATCACGAAGATTAACTCTTTCTTTAATTTCTTTACCATTGACTTTAAGAAGAAATTCTTCTATTTCTTCTTGAGCTTCTTGTTGTAAATGTTCTTCGTTCGAAAGTTCTTGAGATTCTAAATTCTCAGAAGATTCATTGTTTTCTGATGCTGCACCATCTGCAGCAAAATCTGCATTGTCTGACATACAATTCCTTTTTACGCCCTATATGGGTGGTTTAAAGTTAAAGCGTCGCATTATTGCGATAGCTTACTTGTAAATATTTGTTTATTTATATCCGAATCTTTTTTTCTGTTCTTCTTGTATTTTCATGGGATTAAGTTCTTCTTCTGGAAATAAATCAGGATAGTCGCTTTTATTAGCATATCCTTTTTCTTCTATTTCTTTGTTATACTCAGCGAATCTTATTTCTTTCAGTTTCTTTTCATATTCTTCTTTACGTTTTGTTTCTTCGTCTGCTAAAGATTGTTCTTCAAACTCTCTAGCTTTAGCCATATCTTCAATTTCTTTCTGTCTCGCTAATTCTTTACCTTTAGCTAATCTTTTAGTTATATCTAATCCTTCATCTTGAGCAGCAATATTAGCCCTATCTACTAAGGCATAATCTTCCATTTTTTGAAGCTCTTCCATTTTTCTTTTTTCTAAAAGTTGTCTAAGTTTATCGTCCATATATCCTCTATTCTTTTAATTTTTGTTTAAGTTTTTTAAATTTATTTTTCTTAGCCTCTTCGTACATTTTCTTTATCTCTTCTTCTTCTCCTGCTCCAGCTTCTGAAGGGAATATAAAAGATAGAGGATCGCCTTCATCTGTTATTTTTTGAGCAGTTTTAGCTACTGTATCCGCTTTACTATCTGGAGAGTATGCTGCAGTTAATGCTGCTGCTGTAGCAGGTATTAGTCCCACCCCAACTCCTCTAATAGTTTTAATTCCACCCTTTAATACATTTTTTAAATTCTCAAAAGGGAAATTTCTTTTAAACCAATGTCCAGCTCCACTATATAACTTCTGAGCTTCTAGAGGTTTTAATGGTTTTTCATTAGTTAAAAATTTAGGAACCTTTTGACTCTGAAATTTAGACATCCCCGGATCAGAAAACATTTTTTGTAATTTATCTGGATTATTTTTTACATATTGTTCTAACTTATCTTTAACATTTTGGTTGTATCTAAATAATTCGTCATCAGTTAACATTTCATAAAAGTTTAAATCTTCTTTATCAACATTAACTTTTCTGAATTTTTTTCTTTTGTATTCTGGATCACTTCTTTTTTCTAATTCATCTTGTATTTGAGCTAATCTTTTTGCAACTTCATCTAAACTATGTCCTGATTCATGTAAAGATGTGCCAATCGTACTTTGTCTACTTTCTATGTTTTTAGGTATATCAAGATCTTTACTAACCTTAGTTCCTATAGGGGCACTAAAAACGCCTCTTATTCTTCCTTTAGCTCTCTCTTCATAAGGTTTTAAATCTTCAACACTAATCTTAGGATTGATATCTACACTTCTTTCTAAATCCCCCAATCCTTTATTAGATGAATCTTTCACTTCTTGTAAAGCTTCTATTAACGGTTTATTTTGTAACCCCGGTATTTCATCTAAAGCTGCTTCTCCTAATAAATTGTGTAATAATCTATCAGTTTCAGTGGCTTTTGTTGTAGTTCCTACAGATGAAGGTATTCTTTTTTCTAAAGTTTGATTTAGATAGTTTTCTAGTTGTTCTGGATCATTTGAATATTTTTTTAGTTGTTTAAAAAGCTCTCTATTAAACTTATAATCATCCATAACTAGCCTTCAGGGACGGGGACTGTTGTTGTGGGTAAATTTTCAAACGGTGCTGGAGGTGTAGCAGGTTTGGGAGTTCCCGGTACTTCTTGCTGCATTGCTTGCTCAGAACCTTCTGCTACTTGTGCTATTGGAGATTGCCCTGCTGCATTTTGTTCTGGTTGATTTACTTCTTGATTAGGAACCGGAGATGCTTCTGGAGCTGGAGGGAGAGGCTGTTGATTTGTCATTATCAGAACGCCCGGATCTGTCATTCTAGAGAAATCTATATGTTCTTGTATGTGAGCAAAGATAGCAGACGCTCTTTCTTCATCCATTCTTATATCAATGTCATTAAGAACGGTTCTATGTCTTAGAATATGTTCTTTGTGATCATCTATTACTAAAGCTGGAACAGGTATCCCCATCATCAATCTTTCATTTTCTTGTTGAATTAGATTCGATTGATCCACTGGACTTTCCATCATTCCATCAATTCTTCCAGTATTAATTACTTGAGCATATTGTTGTATTGAAAACTCTTCTGGCTTCATTTGCATCAACTGTTCTGCCATTTGAACACGCCCAGCAGTTGTACGAGCTAGAGGATTTCCTACATCTACAATAACTCTATTGATATCTTTAATATCTGAACCTTTAAATTCTTTAAGATATTGTTGATTATTTATACCAATAATTGAAGCAACTCTAGGAGCAGTAGCATAATCTTGTAACATTTCAATTACTGCTACACCTAAATCTTCTAATAACTGTACATATTGATTTTGTAATCCCGATTGAAATTGTATTGACATTGATTGCATTAAAGCTAAGGCATTTCCTGATCTTAAGTTCTGTGCAGGATCTGGAGTTCCTCTTGTAACTGAGCTAATCCCAGACAGTTGTTCCATTTTTCCTTCTAAGATAGATAAGAAATTATAAGTCTCTTGAGAAGTTCCTAAAAGGTTTAACGGTTCTGGCTTTTCTGTTCCTTGTATAATATTAAGTCCTCCACCAAGATTTGTAATGTCAATATTTGATCCCGATCTTACAAATAGATTTTGTGTAGAAAATGCAATATTATTGGACATGATAGAAGAATATAAATGATTAATTCCTTCCTGTAAAGGAAGAAGATCGAATAGATTTGAGTAGCCAAACGCAGTTCCTAAAATTTCATTAGGACTGATTCTAAATACAGGAATCCTTCTATAAGGTAAAGTTTGATCGTGTAAAATTATATCATCAGACAAAAATACTAGTTCTCTACCTTGAGGCATAGCGTCTGATTTTCTATGATACATCGTCCATACTTCTACTTCGTCAGAGTCAATCTTTCGAAATACAGAAAGTGTGCTTTTATCTTTATCACTTTTAGTGTCTAGAGATAGTATCTTATCTTCAAATTCTGGATATTTAGCAGCCAAATCGAATTTATTCTTATAAGTTCTTACTAAAATCCAATCATGATTGTTATCTTCTCTATTTACATCAAATACGACATTAAATGGATCTATATTAGAAAACTTAATATCACCTTCGTACACTTTTTCGCCAGTTTCTTCATCTTCCTCAACTACTTTACCTGTAGTAGCATCCCACTCTGCTTTAACATATCCAGCACCTAAGACAACACCAAACTCTACTGCTTTATTAATATATCTCTCAAGTCTTTTTTCACGCATGTAATAATCTAAAAGACCATTAGCTAAGGTAACTTGAGCATTAGTTTTATAATCTCCGTTAGCAGCTCTAGCTTCCAAAGATGGACGACTAGAAGTTGTCATAACATACATGTGCTGAGCTAAGTTTCTGATATGATTAACAGGAAGTTGTGCTAATTCACCTTGCTCTCCAGCAAATGTGATTGTATGACCAGAAGACATATCAGTAAAATATGCTCCATGATAAGAAGCCCAACAGGTCTTTAACTTTTCTAAATAACCATTAGTTTGTAAAGTATTACGCCAGTCTGTTGCTTTTTCTAAAAGCACAGAAGCTGTCTCTTTACCCTCTCTTGCTGCAAAATAGGTCTGTTTAGTCATTAAAAACCTCTAATATTATTTGTTTAATTCTTTTTATAATTGAAAATATTTAACAAATGATCTTCAAATTTAGTTCTATTATCGCTTCCTACTCTAAAAGATCCATCTCCATAAGTCATACCATAACCCCTTGGATATGGGTTCTTAGTGTATGCTATATTACGAATTAGATAGGCTAAAGCGTCTACTAAGTCATAATGTCCACCGTCTAAAGATCTTTCATACTCTGTTTTATTTTTGTTCCAAGTTGCATTTTTTAAATGAAAAATCAACTGTTTACATCTAGGATTAATAACTAATCTCTCTTCAGCTATTAAGATTCTTATCTGATTTAACCACGCATGCTTATTGTCTTTAGCTGTTGGTATAAAGCTTAATCCATAATCTATATTCAAATCATTTAATAAAATCAAATTGTTATTATCCGCTATTCGTAAAAAAGGCTTTTTTAATCCCCACAATCTTTCTTCAAACTGAATTATAGAAGCTGCTAAATTTGCTGTAGTAAAACTCCTACCTTTAAAAGTTGCTTCATCTTCTATTACAATTTTTCCTGTAAGAAAGTCGTAATATCCATATAATACACCAGTTAAGTCCTTTACTCCAATATCCATGGAAACATAAGGATCGAAATAAGGAGGTCTTTGACATTCCTTTACAATTCTAGCCATTGTCTCTTCATTAGCTTCAGGTATTACAGCATGGTCTTCATCTGTAATCATTATGTTTAAATACTCACGTTTAAAATCTACTGAATCATATCCTCCTACTTCTTCAGCAAAATCATCAATATCTTCTTTTGTATAACGTGGACAATCCCAGATATTCTTTTTTATCAAAACTCCATCAAACTCAGCTTTCTTAACAATATCCCAATACTCATGTCCTTGAGATTTAGGAAGAGTGGAAACTAGAATCATGGGTCCTCTAGTTGTATTTAATTTAGGATATAGAACTGACCTAAGTCCGTATTTGAGATCTGCCATAAATCCGCACTCATCTACAATGATCATATGAGCTTTAGGTCCCCTTGCTGATTCTATTTCTTCAGCATTAAACCCATACAATTCTAGTTTACTCTTTGTACTAGGGAATACATAAGAAGAGGAGTCTCTGTCGAATTTAGGTTTTAAGTCATGTGGGCATGATTTTAATATTTCATCTAAATTAGTTTTAACAATTTTTTTACCTTGCTTTAATCTTGGAGCAACGTAGCATATTGTAATATTTTTTCTAGATAATAATTCTTCTACTGCAATACCTAAAGCTCCATAGCTTTTTCCCATCTGTCGAGAAAATACTGCAACATGAGTTTTTCTTTTTTTACTTTTTATTTGATCTCTTAGTAATTTTTGATTTGAATCAAGGAGAAAATCGGTTATCTTTCCTTTACGCCAAAGGATTTCTCTTGCTTGCTGTGGGCTTATTTGTAATGGGCTATTGTTCGTTTGTGTCATCTACAACCTGCAAAGCGAGCTGTAGCAATTGATCGTTGCTAAGAGTTGCTTGACCAGACTTATCTTTCTTCTTATCATCAACTACAGTCTTACCTTTAATCAACATAAGAGATTTCACATATATCTCAAATGCTTTAACTTGATTAAATTCCAAAGGTGCTACTTTTGCCGCATTGTATAATCTATTAATTTCTAATTTACAGAGTTCTTCTTCGCTAGATCCAACGCTAATTGGACTACTATTAAATTTAGCAATTTCTTCTAAATGTTTTAGTTTATTTTTAGTATCGTCTAATTCTTTTTGTAATTTTGTATTTAGGTCTGTTAGCTTTTCCGAATACTTTTTTAATTCTTGATTTTGAGCAACGATATCTTTTACGTCTTCGGCAGATACAAACTTACTCATGCTTATCTCTTATTGAAATTTACAGCAGCTTTAATTGCTTCGTTATTATTTTTAACTTTAATTAATTCTTGAGCTAGTTGTTCAAATCTTATAGAGTTCAATTCTTCATTCTTTTGAATAACTTGTAAAACTTCACTATTGAGTTTTTTGTCTTTTAAGAACTGATTTCCTATTTTATAAGCTAAGATAGCTAGTAAACACATAGCATCAGCATAAGATGCTGAAAATATTACGATTCTAAAGATAAAGAGACACGCTAATATGAATAAAAAATCATAATTTCTCATCAAATATCCTATGTTAAAAATGAGACTTGTGTTAATCGCATGTTTTTAAAATATTTATTCCAAAAGGAACAGCCGAACTTACATCATCTCAAATACATTTGTTACAAAAAATATAATTTGGAGAATTTTTAAACCCTTGTGTATAATACTTACTATATAGTATACGCAATTTTCGCAGGGAGCTGAAACGACCTGCGATACGAACAGGTAAGAATACACAATAGTATACTAATAATAGTATAACTATATAGTATACGTATTTCAGTATAGAATCCTAATTTAATCTCAATTAAACCATTTTTAACATTATACTAAATAGTTAATTTTACTGTTGACGCAATGCATATTGCATAGTATTTTAAACAAATATATTTAATGTGAGGTTTTTAATATGATAACATTTAAACGTAACGAAAACAAGAAACTTTCTAAATTTTTTAATTCTAAAGAATTTGAGTGTAAGTGTGGAAAATGCGAAGAACAGTTTGTCTCTGAAGGACTTTTAACTAAGTTAGATGAAACAAGAGAGCAGTTTGGAAAACCTATAGTAGTTACTTCTGGATATCGCTGTCCAACTCATAATGAAGCTATCGGAGGAGCTAAGAATAGCTCTCATGTTAATGGATTAGCTGCAGATATTCAACCTGTAATAATAACACTTGACGATTTAGATTTACTATATGAAATATGTTATAATGTGTTTGATAATATTGGAGATGGTAGAAATAAGAAATTTATTCATGTGGATGATAGAGAACCAAAATCAACAGGTAAAAGACATTGGATATATTAAATGAACTTACTAAAAGATTCCGTAGCTCAAAAAACCGGGTTGTCTAGAAACGATATAGATGCTATACTAAAGATAGCCTTCCATCAGATACTTCTTGATATTAGAGAAGGTAAAACTGTGTATATTGAAGGATTTGGATTTTTTGCTCCTAAAATAATGGATCTAGGTTTAGAAATAAATGTTATGTTAAGTAGTCCAGCAAAAGAAACACTTCAGAAGGATAACAAAAGGGACGATTATGAAATTATACTTAAATGAAAATCAAAGAAATTATCTCCTTGAGATTTTAAAAGCATCAGAAACTAATGCTGTTAACGGTAAAGATATGGAATTAGCATTAGCATTTAAACAATTATACGATAAAATAGAACCTACTAATTCTTCCTATATAAGCTTGAAAAGAGATGAGGCAGAAACTGTCGTAGAGTTCTGCGAAATAGTTAGAGTATCTTTAGATAAAGCATTAAATCATCTAGAAAAAGATACAGGCAAAGAAGAAACAGAAAAAGAAGAATTAAAAATAAAAGCAACAAACGCAAGAGATGAAATTGAAACAATAATCAGAGAACTACAAGATAAAATACGAGCAAATCCAGTTTAAGAGGAGAGCGATTATGATCTGGTACAAATACGAAACCCCTAATGGGATCTATTTCACTCCTTTTACTAGAAGTAAGTACATGCTAAAAGATTTTGGAAGTGTTTCAGAATTAGCTAATTTTGTAAATAATTTAGATGGTTATTATGAAGTTGTTACAAAAGAATTAGTATCTGTGTTTGATAAAACACTTCCTGAAAATCCACCTCAAGATCTTCCTAATGGTATTTATTCTCATGAGTTTTCTACAAATTCTACACCGGAAAGATTAGTTCCTTTAGAGATGAGAGGAGATAAGTATGTAGAACTAATGGATTCTCTGGTTGACTTAGATAAAAATGTAGATTTATTTTTAAGTAATAAAAGCCTATACGAAGAAACCTGCTCCTCTTATAAACTAGGAGTGTTACTATTTGGACCTCCGGGTACAGGTAAAACTTCATATTTAAGAGAGTTTATAAGAAAGAGGAAAGATGCCATTGTTATCTTTATGGATGGAGTACCTAATAGAAGTTTTTTAGAAAAATTAGAATCTTCTACAAAAGATAGATTAAAAATTATAGTATTTGAAGAGGCAGTGTCTCTACTGGAAGATTCTTCTCAAATAAGAGAAATGTTAGACTTTTTAGATGGATCTAAGTCTCTAACTAATTCTATATACTTTCTATCTACTAACTATCCGGAAGCAATTCCTGAAAATGTTGTGAGAAATGGTAGAATTGATTTGTTTGTAAGAGTGGGATTTCCTAACATAGAAGCTAGAAAAAAATTAATAAAATTATATTTAGGAAGAGAAGGAACTTCTGAAGAAATTTCACACACAGAAGATATGCCAATTGTAGACATACGAGAAATTTGTTTTACGCATAGAAAAACTTCGAAGAATTTCGGAGAATGTGTTAAAATGATAGAAGAAAAAAACAAAATGCTTAAAAAACATTTCGGTAAAACAAGAGAAATTAGACTAACATAAAGGGGTAAAATGGACAAGTCTACTAAGATTCTATCTGACATTACTGTTTATATGAAGTATGCTAAATTTGATAAGACTAAACAGAGAAGAGAGACTTGGGAAGAAATATGCTATAGAAATATGGCAATGCAATTAAAGAAATATCCTAACTTATATCAAGAAATATTAAATGTATACAATAATTTTATAATTCCAAAAAAAGTATTACCATCAATGAGATCCCTTCAGTTTGGAGGTAGAGCCATTGAAGTTAGCCCTAATAGAATATTTAATTGTGCGTATTTAGCAATAGATCATTATAAATCTTTTTCAGAGATTATGTTTCTTTTGTTGAATGGTTCAGGCGTAGGGTTCTCAGTGCAGAAACATCATGTAGCTCAATTACCCGAAATAAAAAAACCTACAAAAACTAGAAGATACTTGATTGGAGATTCTATCGTTGGATGGAGTGATTCAATTAAAGCTCTCTTTGAAGCTTATACTAAAAATAAATCTCTTCCTGATTTTGATTTTTCAGACATAAGACCTAAAGGTGCAGAGCTTGTAACAAGCGGAGGTAAAGCTCCGGGTCCAGAGCCATTAAAAATATGCTTATTTAATATACAAAGAATATTAGATAGAAAAAATGATGGAGAAAAACTGACTTCATTGGAAGTTCATGACATTATCTGCTTTATTGCTGATGCTGTTTATGCTGGAGGAATTCGTAGAGCGGCTCTTATTTCATTATTTGATATTGATGATGAAGACATGCTCACATGTAAATTTGGTAATTGGTGGGAATCAAATCCACAAAGAGGAAGATCTAATAATTCAGCAGTTATTGTTCGTCATAAAATTGACAAAGATACTTTTCTAAATCTATGGAGTAAGATACAAGCATCTGGTTCTGGAGAACCCGGAATGTACTTTACAAATAATGCAGATTGGGGAACTAATCCTTGTTGTGAAATCGCACTAAGACCTAATCAATTTTGTAATCTTACTGAAATAAATGCTTCAGATATAATAGACCAAAAAGATTTTGAAGAAAGAGCTAGAGCTGCAGCTTTCATCGGAACATTACAGGCAGGATTTACTGATTTTCATTATCTTAGAGATGTATGGAAAAGAACTACTGAGAAAGATTCTCTTATTGGAGTAGGAATGACAGGAATTGCGTCAGGTGCTGTACTTCCTTTAGATTTACCTGCTGCTTCTAAAGCAGTTAAAGAAGAAAACGAAAGAGTTGCTAAACTTATTGGAATTAATCCTGCAGCTAGAACAACATGTATTAAACCTTCAGGAACAACATCTTTAGTTGTTGGTTCTAGTAGCGGTATTCATGCTTGGCATAGTGAGTATTATATTAGAAATATTAGAGTGGGGAAAAATGAACCTATCTATTCATATTTAGCTGAAAATCACCCTGAATTAGTTACTGATGACTTCTTTATGCCACAAACACAAGCTATCATCGGACTACCAGTAAAAGCACCCGAAGGATCTATATTTAGAACAGAAAGTGCCCTCCAATTACTAGAGAGAGTTAAGAAATTTTCTTCTGAATGGATTAAGCCCGGACATAGAAAAGGGGATAATACCCATAACGTATCAGCTACTATATCTGTTGGAGAAGATGAATGGGATAGAGTTGGAGAGTGGATGTGGAATAATAGAGAATTTTACAATGGATTATCTGTTCTTCCTAGATTCGATCATACGTATGTTCAAGCCCCATTCGAAGAATGTACTAAAGAGAGATATGAGGAATTATTCTCTAAATTATCCAACCTTGACCTAACTAAAGTTATCGAAGAAAAAGATACAACGGATCTTAAAGGTGAGCTGGCTTGTGCTGGTGGTAATTGCGAAATTTACTAACTAATGAGTTAATTATGATAAGTAGAAAACAGGCTATTGATTTAACTAGACAGTCCGAATACTTAGTGTATTCGGACATAAACGATATAGCATATCTAATACAGCTACACGCAGAATTAGGAATGGATGAAATGGAAATTTTTATAGAAAAAACTTCAGTTAAAAAATTAAAAAAAGCTTTAAATAAGAAGAAATTTTATTCAAGAGTTACTGAGTTTAAATCCCTAGAACATGAATGTAGACTTTATATTTCTTGGATGTCTAATTTGTGAGGATTTCTTTTTTTTCTCATACGTAATTTGTTATATTCTTTATAACAGTCAGGACAAGTTTTACCATTCCATAGTCTATTATTTTGATCAACAAATCTTGTATTGTTGCTACGTACTACAGGTTCTTTTACTTTATCCTCTTTACAGATTTTACAAACCATATTTGGTTCTCCTAATTATATTTGTTATAATACAATAAGGAGGAGTTATGGTAAAAATTGAATTTCCAAAAAGAATAAAATATTCTAAAGACAATCCAGTTATAGACTTTTATAAAAAAGTGGTTAAGAAAGCTTTTGAACATGATAATTTAGACGGATTGAATGTAACTGCAGTTTGTATACATCCAAAAGATTATAGTAAATTAAAAGAACTATTAACTAAACATGTAAAGAAAAATTTTAAAATTCCTTATATAAAAATTCAATTTGAAGTAGGTATGTTTCTTTTAGATTTAGGTCCTAGAACATCTAAGTTAATAAAACAGGGAACTGTTGAAATTGATGAGGATAATTTATATGGTTGATATTTTAAAAATAAAAAATCAATATAGTAAAAATTGGGGAATGACAATCTCTAGGAGTAAATTTTTTATTATCAATATCTACTTTGGAAAAAGAACATGGATGATTACATGGTAAATAGAAAAACATTAACTTTCAGAGTGAACATGGGAGGAACTTATATCGTTGTTGAAAAATGTGAAATTTTATATTGGATGGAGTATAAAAACAATGCAGGATTTTACTTTAAACAACCACACTCTGTAGATATACGAGATTTAACAATCCCATCATGGGCAGAGTTTCTTAAAGACAGGATAAAAAACTTTTTACAAAATAATCCAGAAAAATTGGAAGATTCTTATAATAATAAAACTATTGAGGTAGATTAATGAAAACTTGTGGATTTTGTAAAGAACCATGCGGAAATGAATGGTGTCCTGTATATGATAAACAGGAAAGGAGAACACATGGTAAATTTATTTATAACATATTACGCATTATTAAATGGTATAGATCCCAACATAGCTTTTAATTTGGCAAGAATAGAAAGTGGAATGAATCCAATAGCTATATCTAAAACACAAGATGGAGGATTATTTCAGTTAAACAAAAAATATTACAGATTTCATAATCCTAAATGGATATTTAATGTGGACACAAATGCAGCATTAGCTTTAAGAACTTTAGGAAAACTTAAAAAAGAATGCTACCATAAATTAAATAATACCTATATTTTATGTTATAATTTAGGTAAGGCAGGTGCTAAGAAAATTAAACACCCAACAAAGCATATTTATTTTACTAAAGTTAATTCATTTTGGAGGAACTAATGAACAAAACTTTATCAATAGATAAAAACAATTTTAAACATAAAACTGATATTTCTGAACTAGCTTTTAAAGCATCTATTGATGATAATATTCTAATAGTTTCACTTAAGCAAGATAAAGTAGAATTAACTACAAGTTTAACAAAATCAGATATATTAGTTCTTTTAGAATATTTAAAACTTAAGGGGTTTGAATGAGAGTTTTTGTTGCAACTCTGATAGATTTAGAAAATACTCAAATAGTAGGAGTTTATACTAGTGAAGATGTTGCAGTATCTAAGATAGAAGAAGCTATGGAAGAATTATATATAGATAATGAGGATCTAGGAGTGTATCCTGTTATTGTAGAAAAATTACTTGATGATAAGGACATTGATGATTATGTTTAAGCACAATTTAGAAGCTATAATACTTTTCCTAGCAGCTTTGGGTATTTCTTTTTTATTATCAGAACTAGGACATGCTAAAGATGGAGGAACTTTATATAAAACCAGATGTGCAGCTTGTCATAATGTAAATCCAACAAAACCCGGATCAATAGGACCGGATATTGCGGGGTCTTCATTAGAATTAATCACAGCTAAGACACAAAGAAGAGAGTATCCAAAAGGATATAAACCAAAAAGAAAAACTAAAATAATGCCTAGGGTACCATTATCGGAAGTTCAATTAAAATCATTACATGAGTATTTAAAAAGTTTCATAAAATGAATAACGCAAATCTACCTCCCATTAGAGTTTATATTTGGAATTATTTTTTGTTCGATTCCAATTCTAATTATGAAGGTAAGATTGGGGGACATTTAGTATCTGTTAGAGCTAGACAAAACCAAGCATTACAATTTAGTGTATTGTTAGATAACGGAGCTTTATTTACTGGACTACCAGCTCACGCTATTACATTTAGAGAAGATTTGTTTAATAATAAATTACAATTATCAGATGCTCAAATGTGGGACTGTGTGAGTGATGATATTGAGGTTTTCACTATAGAAACACTAAGATATGCAGAATGTGAAGTAATGCCTAACATGATAGAAGCTAAATTTGGGATGTACTTATTTACAGTAGATTTTGTAGGAGAAGGGTATTCAAGACATCCTACTCATTGGAAACAATTACATGCTATACAAACTAATGAGGGATATTTTATGCTATATCCTCAATACAGGATAAGATTTTTAGATAGTGCTTTGTTAGAGAATAAAGAAGAATTACCAAAATATAAAGCAAATAGTAAACAATGGATAGTTGGGAGTTGAAATGAAAAGAAGTGAAGTTTTAAAAATTATAGACGATGAATATGGAAAATATGTAGAAGATTGGATTAGGGCTGATATATCTAACTTAGAAGGATTTGTTCCTTTGCCAGAAAGAATACTTTTAGCCTTAGAAAAAATAGGAATGTCCCCTCCTCCTGTAGAACTTCATGAAGGGCATGAGTTTATTGATTGTTTATTTTGGGAGAAAGAAAATGAATAAAGAACAAACTTGTATTTTTTGGCATTTACAATTACAATTATTTCAATTGACATCTCACAAATTACTTCAAGTATATTATTCAATTAGATTTTCTGACATATATATTCCTAATAAATATACAAGCAAGTTTGACGAAAAATACGTAGTTAGAAGTGTAGATTATAGAGAAATACAACAAAAGGATTTTGAATGTTTAGCAACGCATTTAGCATTACAAATGGCAGGTATTAATGAGTGATTATTTTGATAAGTGGGGTAGGATTCACCACAAACATTGTAAATATGGAAATCCCTCAAGTAATAATGGTTGGATATATACTGCATATTTACATAAAGCAGAAAGGGAATTAGATAGTTTTAATTTAGGAGTTTGTTTTAGAGCTTGTAGTGATAAGGGTATTTTAAGAAGACATCCTGAGATTGTAGACTCTTCTGTTCCTATTAGTAGGGATGAAATTTTAGGGATGGCAGCTTTGGGATTTCTGAAACCTCATCATTTAAAAGGTTGGAATTTTTCCCCTTATCCGTTACCAAAGTTCAATTTAAAAGAAACAATAAATCAATTTTTAAAAATTAGAGGAGAACATAGAAACTTTTTTTGGAAAAATAATTTGGATCAAATATACAGATTTGCTTTCTCTGTACCTTTGAATGATAGACATTTTATTTTACAGCAATGGGGAAAATTTAATTTATTCTATTATCTGGTGGCAAAATTAGATTCTATTTTTAGTACCCCAAAAAATGGAATACATTGGTTGAAGTATGGGGGAGATTCACGTAAGAAAATTATGAAACAAGAATTTCCAGAAGATCATCCTTTGAGAAAAATTTAATATAGTGTATAATAAATATAGGAAGGAGAACCAAATGAAAAGATTTTCAACAGTAAACGGAAAAGCAACAAAATTAACTAAACCTTTAACAGCAGGATCAATTGGTTTTATCATTGAAAATGCTGGTAAATTAAGTGCAAAGAATATTGCGAATATTCTTCACAGACCAGTAAAAACAGTCCAAAGCGTAGCCTCCCGCTTTGGGGTTAGTCTCCGACTGGTATAGATCCCCTCCTTTGATTGGTGTCACATACCTCAGCAATCGACCTGATAAACGATAGTAGCTGGAAGTTGTGAGGTGGCGGCTCGCCCTCTTTGAGGTATATAGTATGATGAATGTAAAAATTAAAAAATTAAACGAAAAAGCTGTAATTCCTTTTTATTCTAGATCTGGAGATGCAGGGTTAGACTTAACTGCTACTTCAGTATCCTTTGATAATAAAGGAGGATTTTCTTATGGTACAGGATTAGCTTTAGAAATTCCTAAAAATTTCGCAGGGCTTATTCTTCCTAGATCAAGCTTGTGTAAATATGATTTAGTTTTAAGTAATCATGTTGGATTAATTGATAGTAATTATAGAGGAGAGTTAATTTTAAAATTCAAATCAACTAAAGCATTTCCTAATATCTATACAATAGGCGATAGAGTTGGACAATTACTAATCATTCCTTATGCCTTTGTAAATCTACAGGAAGTAGAGGAATTATCGGAAACTGAAAGAGGTGATAAAGGATTTGGGAGTTCTGGAACATGAGTGAAAATCTTAAAAGAAAATTAGAATTAACATTTGTAGGCTATCTTTTTGTATTGCTTAATTTAGCTTCTACCATACATAACTTTCCCATTGTGGGAATATTTTTTGGATTAGTTGCTATGACATTTTTTGTTAGAGCTTTACTTATAAAGGAGAAATAATGGAAATACTTCAGACTATAGCAATATTATGTCAGTTAAATGGTGTCGGAGCAGAGTCATTTAATACAACGGCATATGTTGAAAGAAAACAGTTGCAATGTCAACAACATTATGTTAAATGTTTAGGCGTAGAAATTAATAGTAACTATAAAACTTTATCAAAATGCATACTAGAGAGAAAATTGTAACATTTATAAAGAATGATTTTAGTAGAATGTCTCCTTACGAGAAATGGCGTTTGCTTTTTCAATGCGTTCAGATTATAATAACTTTAGGAGTACCATTTATAGTTGTATGGCTAAACAAAAACTGGAACTAAATTTTAAACATGGATTATTTACAGGAATTATTGTTACTGTATGTTTACTTTCAGTAGTTATGGATAAGTTTTTTGTAAGTAAAGAAACATTCAAACTAAAAAGAATTTATGTAGATGGTAGAATTTATAAATTGTGTGAGGATAGATAATGTGGATTTTATTTTTGATTGTATTAAATAATTCTCAATCTAGCATAAGTTCTAGCAATGCTAAATTTAGCAGCTATACTAGTTGTATGCAAGGAATAGAGAAACTATTAGAAATGGAAAAAATGTTCGGAGTAAAAATTCAAGCAAGGTGTGTAAAAGAATGAGTTACAGTTTTGAAGGTAAGATAACTAATCAAAAACCTAAAGCTAAAAATCTAAATAGAGCTTTTGCTGTATGTGAAAGATGTAATAAGCTTGTAGATTTTCCTCAAAAGGAATTTACTCCGATTGATGGAAAAACTATGTTCACTTATCACTACATAATGCGAGGACCTTTTATATACGAAACTAAAGGTAAATATTCAGTAGTATATTGTTCTAAGTATTGTAGAAATAAACATAACCACAGATTCAGGAAAAACTAATATGCCACGACATTACTGGGGAGAGGCACAGTTTCTTTTATTCATTAGGGGGTTTTATGAGTGGTGGAGCTTATAGCTATATCCATTGGAAAATAAATGATGGCATAGATGATATGCAAGATTTGCAGAATGAAGAACCACAAGAATACAGAGAAATTGCCATAAAAATTTCTAAAGCTTATTCTGACTTAATTCGTATTATCGAATGGACTGACTCTGGAGACATGGGAAGCGAAGAAGCATTAGAAGCTATTAACGTGTTTTTGAAAGAAATACACAAACTTGGTTAAGGAGAACATATGCCGCACCACTATTGGGGAGATGAGTCTTTCGATTGGGACTCCTTGTACAAAGCAGAAGAGGAACTGAATCTGATAATGACAAAGTACGCAAGGCTTGGCGTACATAGCAAAGAGAAATACGGTACTCTACGATTCTCTATTTATTTCTGTGACGGTAATCTCCATTCTATTACACATCCCGGCTATGTCTATTCTCAGTATCCTAAATGGTTATGGGTATTCGACGTACAATATCGTCCCTTAAGGTTCGTAGCTCCGGTGATAAGATTCTGGCAGAAACTTGTATTACAATATGCCTTTACTGTGGTGTGTGCAAAGTATCCGCATCTCATAAAAGAAATTTTACAAGATGCTCCCAATGGAATATTGTCCCCAGATCATGAGATTATACGAGCTAAACAGTGGTCTAGACGGTGTGATGCATGTGACCAAAAATACACTACAGATAACGTATATTGCACACATTGTGGAAAAGCTCATCTTCGATGAGGTCTAAACGGAATAGTATTCGAACTATTTTAGTATATCTTTTAATCTTTTATATTGCCTAGGACGAGTCAATTCTTCATATGATTCCTCGGCTTGACTCGCTTGTTCTTTGCCGAGCATTTTACGCAGATTATCTCTACGCATTTTCTCTTCTCTTTCACGAAGCATAGCGTCCTCTTCTAGCTTACTACCTTCCTCTTCCGAATCAGCAGCTTCCGCAGCTAGTGATGCAACACCTCCAGCAGCAGCCGCAGCTCCTTTTCCCAACAACGGAAGTATGCTCTTAAATTCCGACACTCCTTTAGATTGAATCTTTTCCTTCATTGCATTATAAGCTTTCTTCGCTACCTTTTCCGGCTCTGCTAAACCTAATTTATTTAGAGACTGTACTAAGCTCTTAAGTATATCCGAACCATATTCTTTTTTACCAAAAGACTTCCCCATACCTTTCTTAGCATGCAATGCAGCAGAATAGTCTGAGAGATCTGTATCAGGAATAATCTTCTTTCCTGTAGCTTCTTCTATCTTTCTATACATCTGTTCGCCAATACCACGCCTGCGATATGGTTGCTCTAGATATGGCATATCCATAGTTATAAACTCAGGTAGCTCTACATATCCTCCTGTCTCAGGAACGTCAATACGAGCAGGTCTATATCCGAAGTTACCAATCCAATGATTAGTACCTTTTTTATTTATATTGAATGACTGATATTCTGGGTCTTCTATAACGTCTACATCCTCTAGGGACATCTTAGGCTTACCTGCTTCAGATTCTTGTAGCTTCTGTATTCTTTGTAATAATGTATTATCCACATTCTTTTTCATATTTACATTTGTTTATACATGCTTTGTGCATAGATTAGTATTTCTCAATAAACTATGGTAAGATATACATATTCGGAATTTCCGAATAACTGGAGGGTGTAATGAACGATGAAGAGGCATTTGAGTATTGGTTAGAAAGTATGCGAGTTCGTGGGGATCGTCCAGAAGGGTATGAGCGTAGAGCATGGCAAGCTGCTTGTGAATGGAAGCAGCATGAAGTAGATGCATATAGAGAAGCAGCTAGAACTGAAGCTGAATTTGTAAATGAGCTACAAGCTGAAAATTCAAAGATAAGAGATGAGTTTAAGTTTCAGACTCCCCCTGCCGTTATTGCATATCAAGAAATGAATGATAAGCTACAAGCTGAAAATTCTTTTTTAAAAGAAAACATTAATGGCACAAGAATGAAGCAGATGAACGAAGAGATCGAGAGACTAAAAGCTGAAAATGCAAAGCTAAAAGAGTGTTTAAAAGAGACAAATGCAATTATTAGTGAATTTCACAGTAGTGAATTCGGTTCATTAGATCGTGCTTTTGAAAAAATAAATAAGTTAAAAGAATTGGATGAAGAATAGGAGTGCATAGATGAGATATATACCAATACTATTTTTAGCCCTAGCCTGTAGTCCGGGGCATAAAGAGTTACCAGAATACAGTTTACCTTCCGAGCTTAGAGATTGCAAAGTGTTTATGATTAGGGATGCTGGAGTCTTCGCACAAGAATTGTATGTTGTTAAGTGTCCTAATGCTACGACAACGACAAGCTGGAATACAACCTGTGGTAAGAACTGTACAACTACTGAACATGTAACCTTGGTGCAAGAATGAAGGGTAAACTAAAAGTTATTAAGGTAGATAAAAAAAAGAGAACCATTACAGTAGATAACTGCGTAGACTTTAAACCTGTGCCTATTGTTGAACTGCCAATCTGGGCAGGTACGATGTATTCATTGGATGAACTATTCGGAATTACCGAACAGTTGACTAAAGAAGAACTTGAGAAGAAGTATCCTAAAGGGAGTGCATAGAATGATATCTCCTAAAATAACTCTGTATAAAAGTCCTGCCACTGGTAACATTGAAGTGACCATACATGACACAGCCTACGCTGTTCCCGGTCAAGTGTATATAGTTCCAGAAGGAGGTCTATCATTAGAAGATCCTATCTATTCATACAGAAAAGAAATAGAGCTGCTTAAGAAAAGACTAGATAAAGCAAATAGAGCTAAGAAGCATATTGTAAGTAATATGAGAGGTGCATAGATATGTATATAACAAAAAAGCTAGGTAACTTTAATATAACCTTTAGAGCACACTTCTCCCTTGGTAGCTTTGTATTGATTAATGCAAGCGTAGATAGGTTTTACGGCTATCTTGTACGCTTTACCATATGCAATGTAGGGGTGAGTATTGGATACGTGTCAGAGAGCCAAGATAAAGCGTTTGAGATGATGATTAAGAAGATAAACGATATGCCTGAAGATTGGTGATGTGCATAGTATATAAAACTATAATACTGGTGTACATACAGTAACCCAAATTCGTTTCGCTATACACCCACCTACCCCCCCTATCGAATAACCGACTATATCAGTTACACTATACCTGACTAGAACGTACAGGAATAATTTGCCTACCTTGACAGGACTGGGAATCATGTGATACTATATAGGATTAACCCCAACTGAATACCTGACTAGATTACTTACTTGACTAAACTGTACAGGAAAGATTTACCTACTTGACGACTAAATTAGTTTAGTGTATTCGCACACACGCTATCCTCTATTCTTTTAGTAGACTAGGCAAAGATTACCTACCTTGATTCTATGCATCATTGTGATAAGCTTATTGTAACGAAGCAATGAAGCTTCGAAGAACAAAAGGATAATACGAACAAGCAAGACGATAGGCAAATAGTTCCTAGCTTGATTGTTTAGAATACTTAAGATAAGATTGAATAGACGAGACAAACGATTGACGCATATCGGTAAACTATGCATAGATCGGGGTAAGGTATAACCTGTAAGATTACCTGAAGTGACATATAGTCACGACACTATGAAGAGTTAAATGGTAGCGATACTGATAGCTTTGACGCATAGTGGTAGCCGTTCTGAAGAGGTATACTTCAGTAAATAGTAAAACTATGAACTACGGTT